CTTTACTTGCTTTAATTGTGATAAAAAAGAACTAGAATTTACAAAGTTTTCATTATCAAAGAATCTGCAACAAACAATATCTTCTTTTATATTATCTGAGTTTACCTTCACGTATGAAATAGAATACGTTACTAGGTAGAAGTTCATTTTTTAGTAAACGCATCAATAGAAGGTTTAAGTCCATAAATCGCCCCAAATATTCCAACGATTAACCATTGATACCAAGAAGGAAACTTACCAAAATAATCAAAGAATAAATCTAGTTTAGTTTTAATATTAATATCATCACTAATTACTGCATAAGATAAAACAATAATTGGAATACAAACAACAATTAAAACAAATTCATCTTTCCATGATTTGTCTTGTTGATCTGCAACGTCTCTTTGATATTCAATTTCACCTTTAGCCATACGTTCATAGTATCGCTTCTCAGCTTCAGATTCTAAAAGTTCTGATTGTTTATGGTTCTTGTAAATCTCAGCACCAGTTTTAAAAATAGTTGGGATAAGATTCCACCACATACTAGTCTAATGCACAGATTGAAATAACAGCACTTCCGCCCCCATGATGGATAAAAGCTATTTTTTCGCCACTCTTAAAAGAGAATACTTCAGCACCTACAACTAAGACATCTTCTGTTGTTGCAGTAGGGTTTGTTCCAAACTTTACGTGGGTTGCACCAGTTACAGATATTCTTACTAATCCTGATTGAGTTATGATAGCTGATGATTGAGCAGATGTATTTCCGACAGTATGACTTTCAGGTGTAAAATCTGGGTCTATTGTAGTTACTATATAATTTGACATATCGTTCTCTAAATGTTCTAAATTTTCCTATTTAAACCCTTAAAATACCCCTAAATTTTAATGAGATAGAAGTTTTTAAGCTAGTTCCCATAATAAAGCCACTATGCTTTAAAATGCGTTTAAATCGGTTTAAATGATATTATCTACTTTTAGTTGAATCTATTAGTAGTTCTATGTAGTGTTTTGCCTTTTCCAAGTCTTGAACACCACCCTTCTCTTTAAAACGTAAAATATACTTTATGATATTTCCTTCTACAAATCCAATATTATTTTTTATGATAAATTCTACTGGTTGGATTTTGTAATTCTTATAGTGGTTTCCACCTACCTGCTTCTTATAAGACTTCATAGACTGTTCTTCCATTAGCTTTGTATGCTCTTAAATACATTTTACGATTACCAGATTTGTTGTATGAGATATGAACCCACCCAGAATTTATTTCTTCTGGTTTCCAAAACTCTAAAATACATTGGTCAAATTCTAAATGATTAACTACCCAGTCAGCAAGTTCCTTATTAGGCACTCCTAAGACTTCGCAATCAACTGCGATTCCTGAAGTGTGTTGGCTTCTCTCAGATGAACCTATTGCTTTGCATAAAGCAGGAGAACGATAACCTGAAGTTATTTTAATGTCGCCAAAATGATTTACTATTGGAGTAATTACTTCGTAGATTAATGTTTGTAAGTTAATTAGGATTTGATCTGTTGGAGTATTATCTATTCCAAGTCTTGTAGCTGTCTCAGAAAACAGTAATTCTTTTAAACTAACTTCCCTACCCATTTTCCTTCTTTGTTTAAAACCATTGGCATTAGTCTTGGAGTAGAATCTACAATCATTCCACAACCCATAATAAATTTTGTTTTAAAATTCTTTGAGTAAGTAAAAGCCATATTAGTTTGTTGTATCAAGCAACCAACTTGCATAGCAAAGAATAGTGCATCAGGATTAGCCCAGTATTCAATCTTAAACTTAGAATGAAAATGTCCTTGCACACAACTCATTCCATTAATCTGAGATACTTTAGTCACATCAGCAGATATTCCATGAGTAAAGAAACATCTTTGTTTATTAGGAAGTGTTAATGTTAAATTATCTACCCAGTTCCATTTTTTAACATTTAAAAACTCGTTATATTCTTTTAGGTAACCTCTAGGTATTCCTGATTTAATTGCTCTACGATAAACTAAGCTAGAATGATTTGAGTCTAACAAAGTCATCTCAGGAAATATTGATTCTAATTCTTTTATAAAATCTTTTGCTCTTACAAGTTCATGTCCAGCAGAAGCTAGATCAGGGTTATGATCGTGAAATGAAAGTGCGTGGCAATCAATCTCATCACCTATGTTTACAATCGTATCTGGTTTATATTGTTTTTTAATTTCTTTTAAGAACTCAAATGAATCTTCTCTATGATATGGAATATGTAAATCAGAAATAACTAAGATTCTTTTATTCATAAACTAACTAGTAGTTGTATTCGTATTAATTGGCAATACTTACTTGTTTAATGTGATAATAACCAACGCAAGACTCAAAGCCCCAAGCCCAGCTAAAATAGACCAAAAAAGAGTCTCCATTTTCTTTTCTAATTTATAGACAGAAGTACCTAGTACTTTAACTTCTCGTTTTATTCCAGTTATATGTCCTCTTAGACTGATTAATTCTTCGTTGGTAGTTCTTGGCATAGTTATCTAAGCATTTGCAACTAGATAGTAAGCAACAACTACCAATCCAAAGTTTGTAAATGCACATTAAATTTTTGTGCATACATATCAAATTAGTTTGTCAAAATAAAGTTATTTATTTTTTTGTGTAAAACTGTTCCATAGTCTTAGCATAATCTTTCCAAAATGTTTTAATATCTTCAAAAGCATCTGCGTAGAACTTAGTCCAATAATCTTTAAATGATTTATAATCAAGCATTGAGTTCTCCTTTTAGTAAAAGTTATTTTCTTCAGTCGTATATATCATTGACGATATATAATTGTGCAACGCACAAAAATCAAGATTACTTTATATTAAAATGTTCTTTAATTGACTCAATAACGTATTTTGCGATTTCATACTTCCACTCGCAATATAAACCTAAAATCAACCCAATAAAAAATAATGTCATTTTATAGTCTTACCATAAGTTAAATTTATTTAAACTGTTTTCCTGTTACCCAAGTTACTAATGAATTTCTTTCCCCTTTAGTTACTGGCATAACTTCGTGTAATACATAAGATGGAAATATAATTAATGTTCCTTGTGTTTTGTCCATAAGAGTTCCTTTATCATCATCATATAAATAAAGTTCGCCCCCTTCATATTCTTCAGGATTTGTAAGTTGAATAGATATAGATAATTTTCTAACTGGTATATTCATTCCTCTATCAACGTGCTTACCATATTTACCAGATGGTGATTCATAATTGGTAAATTGAAATCCCTCATTTATTCCAAATAAATCAAACTTAAAAAATCTTTCATTAAGATTTAATGTTATATCAGTTACTCTACGAAATACCCAATCCATACCATCAGCAGGATATAACCAAGATATTTTAGAATCTCTTACATCAGATTCTCCTTTAGTCTTTCCTTTAATTAAACCTTTATCTTTTGCTATATTAATTATTGTTTGGCATTCTTCTTTTGAAAATGCGTTATTCCAAAATGCGTAAAGATTAATTTGATCTAATTCAAAATTCCAAGATGAATTTTGAAATTTAGGTTCTTTAAGTTTTATTACTTCTGACATTATCCTTCCTTCCTTTTTTATTCTTTAAAGTTTATTTCCCAATTTATAATAGATTCATTCCAAGAATAATACTGATTTTCTTCTAATTCTGTTGTTGGTTTAGCAACTGGTGCTTCCCATCTACAAGTATTTTCGTTTAATATCCAACTAGGAAAATTTGGTTTAGGTGCTATAAAAGCATCTCTTGTTTGATCGTAGTAATCTCCTATACCTGCGTAATTTTTTCTAATATTATTATTGTATGACGTTTGTTTCCAAACATCTCTTGTATTGTAAAGTTTATTAATAAAATCTACACCTAGTTGTTCTTGTTCAACTCCATTACTATCTGTAATTACAGAATTGTTAATAGAGATTACTTTTTCAACTATATTTCCTGTTCCTAATTTTGCAAAATAAGCCATAATTTATCCTGTTATACTTCCACTATCGTTAAATACTATAACTTTATCTGAACCATCTGTTGTAACTGTAGGAGAACCAGTTGTAGTTCCTGAATAATTAACAGTAGGAATACGAAGTATTACAACTCCTTTTCCACCAGCTCCAGAATTTAAGTTGTTAAGTACTCCATCTCCCCCTCCACCACCTCCACTACCAGTATTAACTGTTCCTGCTGTTGCAGAAAAACTATCGTTTGCACCACTTCCACCACCACCAGTTCCTCCAGAAGCACCTGTACCAGCTAAAGGAGAGCTATATCCAGCACCAGCTCCACCACCTGCTCTTGTTACTGAAGAACCTGTGATTGAAGAAGCTAAACCATTTCCTCCTGCTCCACCTAATTGATTTCCTACTGCTGATACTGTTGAACCAACTGCACCAGCACCACCACCTCCTCCTGCACCATGAGCATCATTTGTTGGATTACCATTACCACCATTATAACCTTGATTAGCTGTTCCTGAACCACCTGAACCAGATGAGGTTGGGTGTCCATCTCCTCCTCCTCCTCCACTACCGCCAGAACTTCCAGATGAGGCACTAAAATTACCAAATCCACCACCTCCACCTCCAGTAGAAGTTATTGTAGATAATCCTGTTCCTGAAATTGATGAATCTGTACCATTAGCTCCATTTTGAGTAACTGTAGTTCTTGAAGCACCACCTGCACCAACTGTAATTGTATAAACTGTTCCAATATTAAATGTTAAACTTGATTCACTACTTCCCCCACCACCTGAAGTTTCTGTTGAATATGAATTTCTATATCCTCCTGCACCACCTCCTCCTGCACTTCTAGAAAAGTTAGCATCTGTACCTGTTCCACCTGATCCACCACCAGCTATAACTAAAAAATCTACTGAATATGATGTTGGTGATAAAGCATCTGTTCCTTCATTAATACCTGATGTTGCTAACCAACCTTGTGTTGAATCTATATAAACTAATAATACTCCTTCTCTTTCACCAGTTAATCTTAAGTTATCTGTTGCACCTTCTATTTTATTTCCATTAGGAGAAATAGTAAGTGCGTTAGTATCAAAAGTTCCTGCGTAATCTACTACTGCTACTTGTTGTCCAGCAGTTGGGGTTGCAGGTAAAGTTACTGTAAATACTGCCGAAGTAGTGTTACAAAAATATCCTTCTCCAGCAACAGCAGTAAAACCAGAAGTCTTAACTGAAGATTGCCAAGCAATACCAGAAGCTGGAGTTGCGAATGATAATACACCAGAACCATTTGTTGTTAATACTTGTCCATTAGTTCCATCAGTTGCAGGTAAAGTAAAAGTTAAATCAGCACTAACACTAGCTGGTGCTTTTAATGCAACATAGTTAGTTCCATTTGCAGTAGCTTCTCTAAAACGAATTTCTTTTTCATTGTCTATAATTAAATTTACTGTTGTTGTAGAAGCTGAATCTGAAAGTGTTAAAACTGTGCCAGTTGCAGTTGTTGATAGACCAGTAATTGATACTGTTGAATCTAACCAGTTTACTGTATTAGCAGAATGGTCAATAGTTGCTAAAGATATATCATCAGCACCATCATAATATTTTAAAGTGGGTGAAGTTGCAGTAGTTGTGTCTAACCAAATTTGTCCTGCGACAGCACCAGTTGGTCTTGATGTTCCTGAATGAGTTGTTTGAATTGCTGATAATGCGTTATTTAAGTCGCTTCTAAAAGCTGGGAAACCTTGATTCGCTATGTTTAAATCGTGTTGTGCCATAATCTATCTAATATATTAATCAATAACCTTTTGCAAGGTAGTCAAATGTTTTACTTACTCCAGTATCGCTACTATTTTTAAAAGCAATATTAAAACCATTAATTGTTTTACTAGTTAATAAATAATAATCACCAGTAGCTAAACCTTGTGCAGTAATACCAACAGCATAGTTAGCAGAATAAAATGGATTTGTAAATGTTACTGTGTAAGTACCTGCACCACTTACTAAATCATTTCCACTAAATATTCTATCTGGCATATCAATACTTACTGATAAAGCACTAATAACTGGAGTAGATGATAAATCAAATGAAGTTAATACTACTCTAAACTTATAATATCTTGCTGTGTAATCACCAACGACAAAGTTTCTAAATGAAGTATAGGTTATGTCATCATTAGATAAAGCAATCTCTAAATGTGCATTACAATTAGCAGGAGTATCGCCATCAAAGTTAGAAGGTGAATCATCAAAGTCGCCAGTTCTTGCATCAAACAAATCATCTAAATTATCTGAAGTTTGTGTAATAGAAGCAGTTACTCTTGAAGTATAAACTCCACCTATGTCTATTGGATTTGCAAATAAATAATTTCCAGTAGCATATAAATCAAAAGATGTAAGACCTGAATCAAAAAATCCAGTACCAGAATCAAAGTTTCCAGTTGCAGAATCAAATAGTTCTGATGAATCTAATCTTAATGTTCCATCAGAAACTACTGTTTGAAATTTAGTTCCTGAAAATGTAGGTGATTCAGTTTGTGATGCAACAGCATTAAAGTTTCCTATTGCAAGAATGTTAGTTGCTATGATTGTTTCGTTAGAAGATAAGTTACCATTTTTATCTACTGCTTTAATTAAGTAAGAACCTACTCTTGCTGGAACTGTAACTGAAGTAGCTGGTCTTGCAACTTTTTCAACTAAAGAAACTGAGTTAGCCCAAGAAGCACCACTTGTTTGTGTTGAATATCTTATTTGATAATAAGCTAAATCTAAGTCTGTAATTTGTTGCCAAGATAAATGTGCATCTCCACCAATAATGTTACATGAAAAATCTGTTACATCAGAAGGTGGTGCTATTCCACCAATGATAGTTCTTGTTGCAGATGTGTAAGTAGAGCTAACTCCCAATGTATTAAATGCTTTTACTCTTACGTTATAAATTAATCCATCAACTACGTTTAGTATTCTATGATTTAATCCTTTGACTTGACCAGATACTTGGTAAGTTGCTTCTGTGCTTAGTTTGTATTCTACTTGATAAAAGTCCACGAAGTTATCAGGTGATGCACCAATAGTTACATCAAGAGCAGTAATTACGACACCATCTGAGTATTCAATTAGTTGGTCATCTAAAGTAACTGAAGCTGGTGCAGATACAGAAAAAGGATTTGGAAGTACAGTATCAGCTATTGTTGGTGCTTCGCCTTTTTCTTCCCAAGTATAAAAATTATCTTGATGTTCCTCTAATCCAAGAGTTACTGTTGAATCTGAATTAATAGCTAAAGACATTACTCTAAATGGTTTAGCACTAAATCCTGCTGTGTCGTATGTAGCTGTAACTATATCTCCAATAGATAAATTAAGTGCTTCTGAAGTTACTGTTACTTCTGCTTTTAAATTGTTTCTTGATCTCTTTAATAT